TTTGCGTCAATAGAGGCATTAAGCATATAGTTTTGATACATCATTTTGCCATTATTGTCGGCACGATTTTTAACCATATTTTTCCAATTATTAAAAGAAAAAATACCGCCCATTCCCATTAGAGAAAAAGCTAAAGTAAAAAATCCAACAACACTTGTAACGTCTTTAAACAGACCTGCAAATGCTTTTACGTTATCATCTTTTGACGCTTCGTCCAAATCTTTTATTTCTTCTTCAATAGCTTTTGCTTGTTCTTTTAATTTTTTTAGTAAAATACTATCAGGGTCAAAATAAGAAAGAGCATATAAATTGTTATATGTTTGTATAAGATTTTGATACAAATTTTGCCTTAAAGAAGTAGCTGTTGCTTTATCTTTGTTATTAGCTCGTTGCAAATCTGTCTTATTAATACTCTTTGACGCTTTCAACAAACTGTCATTATTACTAATTAAAGGATTTGCTAAAGCTCCATTTTTCAATTCTTCAATAAAAATTTTTTCTTTTTCTTGTTGAATAAAACTTTTGCGTTTTTCTTGTGAATTTATACCTCTAATATCTGCTCTATTTACAGCAGAAGCTAGAATTTCGTCCTCAATATTTTTAATAATGTGTTGATATGCTTTAGTATTTAAATTATAATCCTTATAATTATCCATAAATTCACTGTTATTTAACATTGAAGGATTTTGTATTGCATATCTAATACTTAAAGCATTTAAATCCACGCCATTTAATTGTTCCATTAACTTTTTATAGCGTAAACCCATAGAGTAGTCACCATCTGCTCCCTGAGTTGGATTTTCTTTTAGTTGTTTTACTTTTTTATCAATATACTGATTTGTTATTGTATTTAAATGTTCTTTTGCTTTATCAAACACCGCTTGCAAATCACTTACACTTTGAACATATGTAGATTGTATGTCAATTTGTTCATCAGCCATTGTTCGTATAAGCAAACCAATATCTTCTGTTTTGTCTTGCAATTTTTGCAATTTTTTTTGCCGACGCTGAATAACCTCATAGCCGTCTATGTTATTAACAGACATATCGCTAGTGGTAGCACCAACAACTTGACGAACTTCATTTAACATATTTAACAAACTAGTCGCCATGTTATGTTCGTCGAAATCTTTATGAGCTTTTCTTATGTCAACACTAATCCGTTTAGCTTCTTGAAGCATCTCCATATAACTACTTGTTGAAATGCCCGACGGATTCAGAACTGAACTAGTAATTAATTCCTGAATGACTTTATCAATATAGTTCAAATTCTGCGAAAAACTTCTACGGCTATTAATTACTTCATCTACGTCCAAGTCAATACTTTCTTCGTAACTCTTAGCAAGTTCTTCTGAAAGTCCCTTATGTTCTTCACGTATTTGTTTTAAGTCATTAGCATACCTAACAAACAATTGACGCATCTTTTCGTTTTTGCCTAAGAAATCATTTGTATATATTGTTGTTTCTTTAGCAACATCCTCAGTTTGTTTCTGCAAAGCGTCTGTTTTTTGAATTAAACTCTGTACAGAATTTACTACCGAATTAGCTACGCTAATTTTTTTATTAACGGTTTGTGAAACCATTGTCTGAATAGCATGAATATTTATCACATTTTGTTGCTGAACTGTCATGATTTTATCAACAGTAGCAAACATCTTATCTGTTGTATCAAAACCCATTGTTATAGCAGACAAAGCTTCTTGCAAATCAGACTGATATTTAGTTAAACTTTCAACACAAGTTGTTAAATTTTCCAAATATTCAACAGCTTGTTCATTTGCATTATTTATATTCTGTTGTTGCTGTTGTAATTCTTTTATAACTGTTTCAACAGAGTTTAAGTTTTCCTTAATGCCATTAACTAAGCTACCTGTTCCTTTTGCATAATGTATCACTTGTTTCACCAACCTTTTGTTTATCTACTAAATTAATACAAAAAAAGAGTAGTCTTATTTAAAAGACCACTCTTTTTTTATTATGCCTCAATAACAGTGTTGCCACTTACTTCTTCTGTATCATTATTAGCCTCAGCGAACTTTTCCTCTTTTTCTTTTTCCTTCTTACGACGAATTTCTTCAAAATCATTATACAAAGTATTAATCATAGAAGGACTTACATTCTCAACCAATTTAACTTTCTGTGCGTCAGTAAGTTTTCTACCTTCAAGAGTAACCAAAGCAGCCTTTAAAATCTCAATCTGCATACCAAACATACGAGCAAGCTCGTCTCTATTAAGGTCTTGACTTTTCTTTAAAGTTGCAAGATATTCCTTTGCTGAAATCTGTTTAAAACCCCATTCTTTGCCAAATTCAACAACAGTTTCAATATCTTCTGTGTCCTCAATTAAATCAGACAGCATTTCTTCAATCAATTTATCGGCTTTACTTGCCATATATATTCATCCTTTCCGAATACTTATTATTTTCTTATCTAACTAAGATATAACCTCAGTCTTTAAAAAAATAACACAAAAAACGTTTTTTATTATATATCAGATAGAATTTTCACGTCGCTTTCGTAAAATTCCTTTGCCAATTCTTTTACACCTTCAATCAATTTTGCGATTTGGCGACCTTTTCTACGTTTAGCGTCGAGCATTAATTCTATTTCTTCGTGAGATATTATTTGTTTGGTTTGCTGTGCCAAATAATCGTCTTTAGCTTTTTTGTCATTTTCGGTTGACGCTGTAGCTCTTTTAATTTGTTCCAAAGCACTTTTGTTTTCTTGGTCACGTTTTTTACGCAATTGTTTTTTACTTTCTTCTATAGATACAAAACTCTTGTTTTTATCTATATACATACCATTAACCATCGCACCTTTTATGGTTTTACCTTTTGCTCCAATACCGTCATAATATGATTTCCAGCCCGCTTCATGTTGTTCTTTAATTGTTTTTGGTTTTAATGCTTCTGTATTAAATACAGGTGAACCACTACCTTTACCAAAACCACCATAATTTTTATTCTGTTGCCAATTATATCCACGAACATCAAGGTCAAAGTGACCACCTGTAGAACCTGAAGAAGGGTCATCGTACTCATTATTCGCACCAATACCCGCAGCTTGCAACACGGCTTGGAATTTTTGTCTATTCTCAGCACTTTCTTCCAAAGCAGAACCACCAACGTCAGCTTTATAGCCTTGACCGTGTGCACTATTTGCGTCATGCCCGTTAACTACTGCAGATAGCCAAAAATCGTCTCGACCAAACATTTTTTTATACATTTGATGAGCATAATTTATCATAGCAATAGTATCTGCCTTTGCTCCATTTAAATTTACGTTGCCACTACGATGAATACCTGCGTCTAAAGCAACAGAAGAAACATTAACATTAACACCGCCATTATTACTACTGCCATTACTTTGTGCAGGTTTATTCCCTGAAACAACTCCAACTTTTCTTACATAATTATAAGTTTCTTCAAATGGAATATGATTATACCATTCACTACCATATTTTTGTACCCAATCATCAACATTACCTGCACCTGCATTATATGCAGCTACAGCTTTTATTTTATCACCTTTATAATAATCAAGGTTTTGTCTTAATAGTTTTATACCGCCTTCAATATTTTGAGCCTTATCATACGGATTAACACCTAACCCCGCAGCGGTATCAGGCATAAGTTGCATTACACCTATTGCTCCTGCTCCCGAACCTGCACTTTGATTAAAATTCGATTCTGTACGAGCAATCGCTGCTACCAATCCAATAGGAACATTGTATTTTTTAGCATATTCAAGAGCCATTTTATACCCTTCAGGGTCAGCTTTTTGCCAATCATTAACAGCATCACTTGAAAATTGTACATTAGGTGAACCTGCCCCACCACCTTGTGCATTGGCACTAGCTAAGGCTTGTGCAGCCATTGTGAGAGCTTTTCCTACGTCTTTATATAATTCCATAAAATGAGTAAAACTATCTGCCCAAATTTGCTTTTCATGAGCACCTGTTTTTGCCCAATTCATACCATGATTTTCAAAAGAAGCTTTAATTTCAGCTACAAATTGTTCATGACTCATACCCAAAGCTCGTGCAACGTCAGCGATTGTATCTGTTTGCATTGCCATTTCTTTTTCTTTTTTATAAGAATTAGTTTTAAATCTTTGAGTATCACAATATCTTTTATATTGGTTAGATTGTTCCTGAGAATCAGCACCATTTTTACTAGCTTGTTGTTGCCCCAATGCTTGGTCATACAATGACATAGCAGAAGCAGTTGAACCATTAACAGTATCAGAAACCAACGAACCAACTGTAGGAGCAACAACCATACTTGCTAATGTTCCTGCAAAGCCGAATTTTTTACTCAGCATAGTCATAAGGAATGTTTCTGCTCCAACACCTGCTGCTCTTGCACCGATAGAAGAATTAGGATTGCCATAAAGAAGTTCACCTAATCCCGACCATACCAAGTTACCCCAAAAACCGCCACCTTTTAATAAACTGCCACGTTTACCATACATTTGATTATATCTTTTACGAATAATTGACCGACGCTGTTTATTAAGACGTTTCAGTTTTCGTTCATATTCACGATATTTCAGAACCATTTCATGAACTCTTTGACGATAAATTCTTCTATTTTCAGCTCGTTTGCGATTTCTTTGCTTACGATATTTTTTGTATTCTCGTCTTATAGCATATTTCAATGATTTTTTCTTTTTTTCAATTTCTGCCATTTGTTTTTTTAACTCTTTTGATATAAATTTACCTTTTATTAGCAAATTTACATCTCTAGGATTTGAAAATTTGTTCCAAAATCTATATGCCAAATAACCAAATCCCGAAGCAATCAAAATAGAAGCTGTATTTGCTATCAATCCACGTTTATGTCTTGCTTCTGCATCGCCCAAAACAAAACAAATAAGAGCATTACCGTCTTTAAACATATTTACTAACGCAGTACCATAATCAAGTGGTTCATTGTTTTGTTTTGCTTGGTCAGCCACGTCGTCTTGAAATTGTCTTGCCTGTTCTATTTGACCAAGCTCCATATTCATACCACTTGCAACTAAACCTGTTGTAGCAAGCCCGCCATAAATATATTTCTCTGTTTTAGAAAGTCCCGAACCTTTACCTCTGACACCATTCCACATGCGTTTACCAAGGTTTCTCATGCCACGTTTTGCGAGTACACCTGTTAAAACCATACCGCCAATTGTAAGGAATGGACTTTCTTTAAAACTATGTGTTAAAAAACCACCTAAAGGAGAATTAAAGAACGCACCTATAGAACCAATTATATTCACCATAGCTTGCTCATATTTATGAATTAAATTATCCATAAATTCTCGTCCCTTTTGCAAAAGTGGTCCAAACACTTTGTCGAGATTATAAGCCATGTCCCTTACAACACGAGAAATATTACTTTGTATTTTCGTAACTTCACTTAATTGTTCAGCCGCAGTATGTAATTGGTCAGAAAGTTCTTTTGCTGTTGTGGCAGGTGCAAGTGGGTCTTTTAATTTTTCATAGCCCTTTAACTTATTTTTAAGCTCATCAATTTTACCCTCTTTTTTTAACCGAACAATCATACTAGCTTGTTTCATAGTATAACCTTGGTCCATTATATGAGTGAGCATATCCAAAGAACCTAAATTTTCGTCATTACTCCATCTGTCGTCAAAGAATGAACTTTCTGCAAACAACCTGTCTACCATATTATCTATATATGCGTCATTTACAGAACCGTCAGCATTATGAGTTTTGTAACCTTCTAAGATAATATCAAAAGGGTCGCCTGTAATACTAGGTTTACTCATTACTCCCCAAAATAGATTTCTCGACCAATTACTACTCATATTACTAGCAGCGTTTGCTGTATTTTGAACCAATTCAGTAGCTTCTTCTATTCTCATTCCATTCCAACCTGTCAATGCAGTAACAGAATTAAGAACAACTTCTGATTCTACACCCAAATTACGCAAACCTTCTGTCATGCCATTAATTGTTCCTAATAACTTTTCCATAGGAACATTAGCAGAAATAGCTTTACCTTCTAAAGCTCGTAATTTACCTACTGCCTCAGTAACAGAATTTCCCATGTCCTTATAAAAAGTTTTTAAGAACGACTGTATGTCGCCGTCACCTAAACTAAACAATTCTTTATCTACCATTGTTTGTTTGGCAAAATAAGCCATATCATTTCTAGCAGACCTACTAGATTCGCCATAATGACCACCAATAGTTTTTAACATACCATGATATAATTTGCTTATAGCAGGAAAATCAATCATACCATAAGTCATATCAAAATATGTACGAGGAACTGAATATGTCATTTGGTCAAGCACAGCTCCATTAGCCGTCAAACCGATTGTAGCGTCAGTCATAGTTACATCATAACGTAGCTTGCCCAAATTTATATCATCGCCAAGAGTTTTTCTAAACATTTGTAAAGGCGAAAGAATTGCTCCTATACCTAAGAACCCTAATCCACCCTTGAATACATTCCATAAACCATTTTTAGCCCACCATAGTGTTTTAAATGCACTTGATAAATGTTCTAATGGGGTTTTCATGTTTTCTATTGACGCAATAGTTGCTTTTAATTGAGTTCTCTCTTTTACCAATTCTTTGTACTCAGGAGAATTTTTATCTACCTTATCAAATAAAATCAAAAACTTATCAATATTGCTTAATGCTTCTTTAGCAGCTTCAATTATTCCTTTCTGAATAGCCTGTTCTTCTTTAGTAACAAAAGGACTATCCGAAACACTTTTAAGCAAATCAATTTGTGCTTGTCCATTTGCAACAAAACCCCTTGAATATAATTTAAATTGGTCTGAAATGTCAGGGTTTTGTAATCCTTTAGTTAAAGTAAGCATATCACCAACATATCCACTACTAAGAGTGTTTAGCCGATGAACTTCATTCATTTGATTTAAAAGTTGTTTATTTGTCAAAGAAGTAGCAATATTCTCTATATTTGGATTTATTGCTCTAAATCTATTATATGTTTTAAACAATTTAGCAGAAGCAGAATTACTTAATCCCAAATTGTTCAATTTATATTCATAATGACTTGGAGTTAAGTCTTCTGCATACATTTCATTAGCAACTTTTAAAATTCCAACAATATCTGAAACTGCGTCAGTTCCAAGAGTTTCAAAATTGTGTAAAAGTTCATTACCTTTATTTGCCAACAAATCATAAGTATCACTTAAATTATCTTTGGTATTTTTTAAAATCTCGTCAACTAACACAATTTTGTTATCTAATTCAATAAAATATTCTAACAATTTTGCTTGAATTTGTTGTTCCTTTTCGTCTCCCAATTCAGGGTTTCTTATACCTTTTGCAATATCTGCAATTTTATCAGAATATTTTTGTAATATTTCACGATACGTCATCATTTCGCCACGTATCATATATTGACGTTCGGAAGAAGTAGTATTACCTTCCATAATTTCACGCATATGAGTTTCTACTTGCTTAACAATTTCCTGTTCAGTTTTATTTTTAAAGACAATCTGTTCTGAAACCTGTTGTAATAAAGCACTGCCTTGATTTACGAAAGTTTGCCCTTTTTCAATAAGTGGTTTGCAAAAATTAACCACGTCAGTTAATTGATTAAGTTCATTTTTATTATTTATACTGCCACTTGGATTATACCGCATTGAAGGTAAATTCATGGTAAAAGCCATATCGTCACCAACAAATTGAGCAAGATTATGTCTAGTGGCAATCTCAGAATTCAAACCTTGAATATCAAATTGTCCCAAAGAATATTGTAAGCTCGTAGCAAGATTATTATAATCGTCAATTGATAATATTGGGAGTATTGTCTGTTGCAACGTACTAATAGTTGTAGCGTCAAATAGACCTTTTTTTAAAATATCAGATAGGTCAACATTATATTGACCCATCTGATTTAATATTTGAACAATTTGTTCTAAATTATTCACTTGGAGCATTCCATCTCTTATAGAAGAAATTGAATTACCAATATTATTAATCTGTTCATACAAAGACGTAAGTGTATCATAATATTCGGACAACTTTGCGAACGCCTGAGAACTTTTATCTTCGCAATTACGCATAGCTTGAGCCAATTTTCCCCGTGCGGATTTTATTGACGACTTTGTATTACGAACAAACTTATTCTCTTGTTTCTCTGCCTTTTCAGCAAAATGTTGTTGAAATTTAGCAACACTTAATATCTTATTGTCCGACATATTCTAACTTCACATCCTTGCATTCACTTCTGCTGTTAAAGCCTCTGTTCGACTTTCTTGTAAACCTAATCTAATATTAATATCTCTTAAACTCTTACTTAAATGAGAGTCTTGTCCACCATTAGAAACTATATTAATGTTAGCACTTGTTTTGCTTTCATTACGTTCTTCATTAGCTTTCTTTTGACTTTCTTTCGCAGTCTCATAAACCTCCAACTGTTTCTTATGGTTTTCGTCATAACTCTGTTTAATCTCATCTATACTCTTGAGATAATTCTGTATTCCGTCATAACCTTTCAGTTGAATAGTACGACGTGGATTATTAGTACCAAACTGCTCGTCATAGTTTGCTCCAATATCGAAAACTCCTGTACCTTCTTTTATTTCACCTGTACCTGTAAATGCACCATTAAGACCTACACCAAACAAGTCAACATCTCGTACTCCTGAATGGAGACGGAAATTGTCTCTTGCACCTCTTAATGACAAATATCTACCATTTGAACCTAATGCTGTTGTACCGTCAAGAATTAACTGACCTGTAGCAACATAATCTGACAAAATTTCTTTATCAGACATTTTGGTAAATTCTGCAATTTGTTTCAACTGTGCGTCATAATTTTTCGTTAATTGTTCCATAGCTTCGGCAGGATTTTTTGGTTGTCCATCTGAATCACTACTACTATTATCACCTGTTAAATCATTATTAGCACCAAGCATAGAAGCATTACCATATCCAACAATATTATCAAACGTACTAATATCTCGTTCAGTAATACCCGCTTTAGAACCTGCGTCTATCATTTTACCATTAGATGTTGCTATACCAACGTGTGTAATATCAGACGGAGAATTACCGAAGAATACTAAATCTGCACCCGTTAATTTTGAAGCGTCTGTAAAAATACCACCTTTTTGTTTAAGCAAATCGTATTGTTGCTGTGCGTCATGCAACAACGAATTTATACCACCTGCTTTATAGGATTCCATTGACAATCCACTACAGTCATAATCAACTGGACCTACACCACCATAGACATATTTACCGCCAATTTTGCTTCTTGCAAATTCAAGAATTGCTTGACGACTTGCCGTCAAAGAACCATATGGATTATCAAAAATATTATTAGCAGCGTCTTCTGCCGTTGACTGATTTTGTTCATTACGAAGATGTTGTTCATACCAAGTTTCAAACCCTTGCCCATTTTGTGCTTGATTATTAATCAGCAAAGCAGCAGCATTACCAAATTCAGAACTAAAAGTTTCCCATTCTTTGGAATGTGCTTTTCTAAATTCTTCATCTTGAAATTTTTCAAGTATAGTAAGCAATCTATTTACACCGCCATTTGTAGGAATAAACCCAAAAGTTTTATCGTCAAAACCAAAGTCTTTTGCTTTTTCTATTCCAAGAGTTTTCATCATATTTGAGAGTTTACTTCCATCCATGTGGTCTTCAATTGTGTGCAAATCTGCTTTTAAACTAGTCTTATCTCCATCACCATAAGCAGCATCTAACAAAGCTTTTATACCGTCTTGTACGCCATTATTTGACAAAAAACGTCCACCTATATTACCAAGTGAAGTAGTACTGTGTTTTAAAACATCGTCACTACCAAAACCGTCACTAAACCAATCATTTTGTTCAGTATATTTCATCATGGCTTCGCCTTTTTTGGTTCTATCTTTCAAGTCGTTAGCCGTTTGCTGTTGGAATTGACCAACATTATTAGCTGCGAGATAAGCAGCGATTTCATCACTTAGCCCCATAGATTTTAACTTATTATACAAGTCATTCATAAAATGTTCTTGGTCATTAGTTAAATCCTCAATTTTAGTTTCGTGTTTACTAAGTGCTTCTCGAGCAGCTCTTTCACGTTTATCATTGGACGTACAAATATTATTTTTAGCACCATGATATTCTTCTTCTGCTTTTTTTACTTTTTCTTCATATTTCTTATGTTGAGCTTCAAAATCTTCCGATTCACTCTTTAAGCCTAAACGTCCTAATATAGCATCCGAAGCGAGAGTACCTGCATAACTACCGCCTACAGCTCCTACTGCAGTACCTACAGGACCTGCTACTGAACCAATAAAACCACCAACAGCAGCTCCACCAATTTCAAAACCTGTTCTAATGCCCCACCGTGCCAAACGCTGACCCATAGTAAACTCATTAGGATTTGCTTGATAGGCTTGAAGTTCTTGTAATCCATTAACACCTGCACCAAGAATACCACCTACTATAGGAATTCTTTTTAATAGACCACCTTGAGCCAAACCTTTTATTCCTGCCAAAGTTGGTTTTTGACCTAACGCAGCTAAACTCTTAAATCCTGCGGAAAATCCTTCATTTTTAAAAACAGAACCCGCACTTTTTAAGACTTTCCAAACGCCCGAATTAACCATCGAGCCTGTCATAACCGCACCTGCAACAGCTCCATATTTGGCTAAAGTTTGACCCATAGTAGCTCCTGAATCAAGTTCTGCACCCGTAGGCACACCTTCGATTTCAGAATTTACTTTGTCACCAAGTAATTCATTTAGAACCGCGGCTTTTTCTTCAATAGTATCAATATGATGTAAGTCTACTATTGACCCGTCGGGACTAACCGCAGCTCCGTCTCCCACAGTACCTAAATCTATAAGTGGATTATCCAAAGAACTATTATCAGAAGAAGATGAATCCCTAAAACCACTAGCTATTTCAGTTAACGAATTCTTATCAGCACTTGGGTCTACTGCCTGTGCTTTTGCAGTACCGTCAGAAAACATTTTAACAAGCTGTGCTAAGGCATACATGCCACCACCTGCGACACCTGCCAAAGCAAGTGCCCCTATACCCATCGAAACCTTTCCTGCACCACTACGTAACGCCATAGCTTTAGGAGAGCCTAAAGCATTACTAATAGCACCCGACATTTTAGGGATAATCTTACGACCACCATACAAAGCCAATCCTGCTGTAGCAACTGCTCCTAAACCCAAAGATACCGTATGTTGGTCTACAAAGTCTGTAGTTGCATCAACACCTTCTTTGTGTTCAGAAAAAAACTTTGCAACAGAATCAATTAATGCTGTGGAATATTTAACAATAGTATTAAGTACTTTTTCAAAACCTTCTCTAAACAATTTCAAAGGTTCAGATAAATACTTATGCATTGCCTGACCTATTTTCTTTTGAGCGTCAGCCAAAGTTGTTCCTGCTTTTTGGAACTCTGACACCTGCTGACCTGCAAGAGCTAATTTTTCTTTAGCGTCACTCATAGCTTCGGCAATAGTTTGCTTACCACCGTCTTTGTGTTCTTCACCTTTTTTAAGCAAATCAGCAACTAATGTTTGGTCGCCCTTAGACATTGCGTCAGCAACCATAACAGCGTCTTTGTGGGTATAACCACGATTCTTTAATGAATCAATAATATTCAACTGACCCAAAGACGAACCTGGTCCACCACCAATTGCTCCCATGAAATTAGCTTCAGTCATAACACGCTGACCCATCAATTGCCAATAATCGTCTCTAGGCTTCCCATTAGAATCCCAAGCCATCATTCCTTGTGTCGCTAAAGCGATAGGGTCGCCACCTTGACCCGCCATCATGCCCCAAAATGCACTACCATTAAGGTCATTTGCCATATTCATATTAGCATTGGCTTGTGACTGAACCAAACTCTGTGCGTCTTCGACACGCAAATGGCGATTCATTAAATTGTTCATGGTTGCTTTTACTTGCGTACCTATAACACCTTGATTACGCAAAGAATCAACCATACCCGTTACAGTCTGTACATACTTCTCTACAGGGACATTAGAAGAAATTGCTGTCTGAGTTAAATCAACCAATGCCTGACTAGCTTCAGAAGCAGACATACCCAAATCTTTATAGAAAGACTTCATGAACCCTGCAGAAGTTGTAGGGCTTATATCACGTACTTTTGTAATGGCAAAGGTTTTCTCTGCAATCTCAGCCATATCAGACGCTGCTGAATTTGGAGAAGCACCATAATGCCCACCTGAACCATGAGCCAAAGTTGAATAATAATCAGCATACTCGTTATCACCAATCATTCCATTGGTCATTCTCCAATATTCATTGGATTTATTACGAGCAATATCAATAATCCGACCACCATTTAAATTAGCACCCATATAGAAGTCAGTTCTCGCAACATTATATCTACGTCTACCTTCTTCTTCTTCATAAGAAATGCCCTTACCGAACATTTCCATAGGACTTAGCAAAGCACCTAAACCAATTAGCCCCAATCCTGAAGCAAACAAGTTTTTAAGTTTCTTTGCACCACCAATAATAGTGCTAAAAACATTAGCAAGACCTGTAGAACTATCTTTTGCCTTATTTATATTTTCTTGTAATCTAACCAAAGCTTCTTGGTCTTTTTTTAACTGCTTCAATGTAGCATTATTAGGGTCTACATTTTCAATGGCAGTAATTAAAGCTGTTTGAAGCGAAAGGGCTTCCCCCACTTGCTTACCAAAAGATTCTAAAGTCTTCTTGTCTTCTGTACTAAGGTTTTTACCGCCACCCGTCGTAAAGTGCATACCTTTACCTGTTTGTAATACAGACTGAACAAGCGGATTGTTAGCCTCTGCAAACTTACCAATATTTGCAACTTTTTCTTCATTGCTTAGATTGCTGTCGGTCAATCCGTCCTTAATCTTGTCATATATAGTCATAGCAGCATAGCCATGACGTTGTACATTACGTAAATTGTTTGCCAAATCTGCCTTATTACCAAGCAAATTACCTGTGGTTATAAGTGAATACCACGGACTATTATGACCCGAAGAATACTGCAAGTGAGCAATAGCTTCGTCTGTCCCCATAGCCAAATTATCATATTTAATACCACTCAGATTTTCTGTTATAATATCAGATATAGCTTGCGTATTACTATCTGACCCCGCAGTAGCAGCAGAATTAATATAGCTATTACTATAATTAATTTGTTCAGCTAATTGCCTTTTGAAACCTTCATGCAATTGAGTTTTTGTTGTATCACGAAACTCTTTGATAGAGTCTTGCATCAATTTAATTCGTGCAATACTTTGTGCTACTTCACCTGACTTATCGTCATGGTCATGGGAATACTTTTCTAACGTCAACCGTATTTCATCAAGAAATCTTGCTGAATTTTCATCAAACCCATTTGCATAATCTTGTATTTGACGATATGACCCTACAGAAAATTGACCATTTTGCATAGCGTTAGCTGTAGCAGTAATAGAATCCATTGTGGTTTGTAACATATCGCTAATGGTTTTTATATTACCATTAGCATTACGCACGTCACCTTCAACCAAATTAGTTTTTAAAGTATCTGCAACAGCTATCATATTTGCAGACGTTAAATTGTTCATAGCGTCATTGACACTACTTAAATTTTGTGCAACGTCACCTAAATCTTTGCTGTAAGTTAAAATTTCACTAAGAATTTGTTTAAAATCTTCCGCATGTTTTGTTTGCGTTTGCCCAACACCATCAGCAATTTGAGCCAACTTATCAGAAAATTCAACTGTATTTCTTATGTTTTCAGCTTGGTCTTTTACAGCCTGAGTTATAGATTCACCTGTTTGGCTGATTTGTCTTTCAGCGTCAGACATTGTAACAATAGTCTGTATAATACTTTGTATGCCGTCATTACATACATCAACAATTAAATTTACAGCATTTACAGAATTATTTAATTGTTGACCTTGTTCAACAGTCAATTGCATAGAATTTTGAGCCTCAGTTTGGCAACGTGTAAGCTCTTGTATTACAGTTTGACATGTTGCAATAATTTGTTGCATAGGAAAAGTAAATCCACCAACATTAGAAATATTGTTAGAATTATAATTCTGTTTAAGTTGTTCCATCTGACTTACTAAATTTGAAATTTGCTGTGTTATTTCAGGAGTTTTCACATTATCGCTTAATTTAGCTATTTCTTCTGCTAACATTTCCACAGCAGTATTTGCATCCGAAATCCCATTTGCAACGTCAGTTGAAGTTTCATCAGTTAATTTTAGTGTACTCGTATTTGCAACTGTTATCTTTGAAGTATCAAATCCTTGAAATTTATGACTACCAATACTCAAATTCAACTAACCTCCTTTCTTGCTTAATGTACTTCAAAACCGTCTAAATCATCAGGATTAACACCTGATTGTTTTGCATCTCGTTCTAAATTTTCTAAAATCTGTTCGTTTTGTTGTTGTACAAAATCAGAAGCACCAATCACACGTGTCAAGAACTCGTCTCTTGTTTCATTAGCATTACCCTTATGTGTATCGTCGGATAATTCTGTTAATGCTTCCCCTTCTGTTGTAAACAACTTTAATTTTGCGTCAAAATCTTCATCAACAGTAGTATCACCATAATGAATAATTGAATTTTCGTCGTATGGATTTACCTCGTCATGAGCTTTTGTCATAACAATTCCATTTTCATTTGTAGTAAATAATGAACTACTGTTCCCATCACTGTCTTTTTTCTTATTTTCACGAACTTTCTGTGCCATTTCAGGATTAATAAAGAATGCTAAATAATCCATATCTTCGATTTTTTCTTCTGTATTTTCTTGACGTTCTTTAGATAAATTCTGATACAACCACATCCATTGATGCTCGTTTAAATCTTTTACTCTTTGCTCTGTTGGTAAAGCTCCAAAAGCTCTCATTACCTTAAATCTCATTCGTGAATAAGCATCATTTTCCACCATATCATTAATAATTTCTAAATCCTTTAATGAATCCAACTGCAATTTATCCACAGTCAAATATAATTCATATAATTTTTCAATAACTTTTGGTGGTAATGCAGAAATTGTCTTTTCTTTAGCTCGTTCACTTACTTCTACTTCATTAATTTCAAGCAAAGCATGTTTAACTATTTCCATTTTATATCGTTCAAAATTTGTAACGTCGTCTTCTGAAAAAGTAGACATAGCCCAAATCTTTTGATGTTCGTCAGTACTTAAAGTTTTGAATTTCCATTGTTTACCCGCAAACTCAACAACTCTTGTGCCATAGCCTTTAAATATAAGCTCCGATACTGTTTTTTTATCTTCTTCTAATATTTCTTTTTTCTCGTCAGCCAAAGCTTGACACCTACTTTCTTTAATCGTCTATAAATAAAATAGAAACAGACTTTACTTTCATTACCTACTAAAACTGCTATATTTTTGACATAAAGCCTTATATTTAAAGTAGAAAAGGAAGGTTGATATTATGATTTTAGACTACTCTATGATGAAAGAAGATTTCGGCTCTATTAAATATAATGGAGATGAATATATTATTGTTAATGAAGTTCCTTATTATGACTCAAAATACAAAGGACATAATCAGCAGGAATTTTATACTGCAATTGCTGTAAAATTAGGCGACGAATTAGACGAAGATAACTTTGCTCCTGCATATAAATTAAAATGGAAAATAATTAGTGACGAAGAAAACACTCCCCCTTGCAATTGGGACAAACCTTATGAAATCACAGAAAATGGATTTTATCAAATTGCATAAAAAAGAGAACCAATTAAGGTTCTCTCTTTTTTTTACTTAACTTTTTTCATTCTACATAACTAATTGATTATTACATAACTAACAGAACATTTTTCAAATATTTTTTCTTCTAATTATATAAAAAAAGAACCGTTATAAATCAACGGCTCTTAAAGATTTTTTTTAATTTCTTACACCTTAGTACACATCTGCGTAACTTACGGTGGCAGTCTCAGCTACAGTAATATTCTGGACTGAATAAGATTTTTGATAAGATTGTAACCAACAGTCAATGTAAGTTTCTACATAATACTGTTCTTCACTACCTTCTCTACGTGTCTTAACCTGAATTTCCAAAGGTACTTTTTGGTCTTTCAAGGTCTTAAATACCAAACGAGTATTAGTTTTATGACCGCTTGGCTCATTTACATGAGTCGCAGAGTCCCAATTGTTGGAATCGTTACCGTCTTTATAATCATAAACTTTTGTACCAAGTTCGTTAAATGGAATACCATTAGTAGTTAAGCCTAAAGCGTTCCAAATTGAAGATTCATACAAGGCGATACGAGTAATATTTAAAGTACCACCATTAGTATTGCCTGGGACAGCCTGTACTACACCTTCCCAACCAATAGCTTGTAATTTATTTACCTGTCTCTGTTCGTTGACAGTGAAATTTTGAATCATACCAACAGTACAACCATTAGCCAAAACGAAAATGTTAGTAGACGTAGTAGCCGCTGCATTATCGAATGGGTCTAAAGGTTTCATTGTGTTGTTGGCAACACGAATATCATTTCTAGTCGCACGGTGGGTGTTCGTAGAAGTATTCTGTCCAAAATTGTTAAAATGTTTTGTTGAATCGTAAGCCATACTCTACTTCACCCCTTATTCCTTATTGTTGGCATAACTAGAATAAACGTCACTATACTGAATTGTAGCGTTTTCTGTTATAGTAATTGTACCGCTTGCGATGGTCTTACTGTACTGAGATAACCAACAATCAATATAAGTGTCGATATAATACGCATTTGCACCTTCGTCAGGCATTCTTGTCTTAACTTGCAATTCAAGAGGAACACGCTGTTCTTTCAAAGTTTTAAACGGATTACCAAGAGTATTGGTAGTGCTACTATATACAACAGCATCATTATTGATTTGGTCTTCTGTCTTTGCAAATTTACCTGTTGGAGTCATGCCTAATGCATTGTACAAATTGCCATTAAAGATAGCAAAACGTGCAATAGCAATCTGACCACCATTAGTATTACCTGGCACTGACTGAACTACACCTTCTGTACCTAGTTCCTGAATTTTTGTAATCTGTCTTTGCTCCGAAGGAGTGAAGGATTGGACAAACCCAATCCTCATTCCATTGGAGTAAACTTCAATATTGGTACTAGTAATAGGTAGTGTAGAACTGTTATCAGTAATCTCAGGCATACCTGTGGCACGTTGCGTATTTAAAAATTTATTTGTATCGGAAGTATAAGCTGCTTTTGTGCCATTAACTATTGCCATTAATTTTCACCTACCGTTTTATTTTCAATCAGTTTACTTAATTACCCTTGGGAACTAAAACCAAAGCTAATAGTAATATAGTTCAATGGGTAAACTGCCTCGATTTCAAAGTTAACAAGAATTTCACGAGGGTCATTAGGGCTATCCTTAACAGTTGGACCGGTGTAACCAAGAATTATTTCTTGTGATACAAACTGACTAAGAATGCTGTTTACAGTAAATTGAACATTTGTTTTAGCAGAAGGTAGGTTTTTAATACCAACATACATTTCGTCACAAGATTTACGAACCTGTGCAATAACATAGTCCTTAATCTGAACGAGAGTAATTTCAGTGGTATTAATTTCGTCGTCCTGAGTAGTAATACCATGACGGCAACGGAGTGCATTGGATTTTTCTTCAACTACACAGCAACCTGATTCAGCGAGTGCGTTCTTTTCAACTTCAGTATAGTTATCCAAAAGAGAATTAAATCCACAAGCAATCTTCTTACGAGTAAGAGGTTCTGCTACGTCATGAGTAAAACCAATAGTAGCAACGCCCAAAGCCAAATAGCAACCTGGGAGCACACGAGTATTAATTCTACCTGTCTGAATATTTTTAACGTCATAAGAAACCCGACCTGGGGTTACATAAACTACACGTTCGTCAGAATAAGCTTCTGCTTGCTGTTTCATACCAAGGGTCTTATCAGCAGCGGTAGCGTTCTTATTAATAGGCTGACCTGCATAAGCAGAAAGGTAAACCATACGTTCATGGCGACCCTGTTCGGAAGACATATTATCTACGTGAGCCTGTGCATACGCACCAACATTAGGAGAAGTTGTAAGTGGAACAATTGCATTTACATTGTCTACACCCGCAATATCCTTAGTCAATTTATCAATTGCTTTCTTCATTTCATAATCAGAGTCGTTCTTAGCCTGTACGCAAACTACAGGGTTAACACCTGCACGGAAAGCAAGTTCAGCACCGAGGGTCAAAGAATTTGTTACAATAGAAGAAGCAGTTACGTCATAGTTACCATATTCCTGTACAACATCGTCGTAAGAATAGAAAACTTTTGGTTCATAATCTTCTTCTGCTTTCTTAAACTTATAAGATACATAATATACATTATCTTCGGCAATTGCCTTACCAAATACTGCAGCGGTAGTAGCAATACGTACACAATCGCCTGTATTAATTACAGTAGAGTCGAAATCAGGTATCATAAATGTAACGCCTGGGATTACATTCAAATACTCAGTAACGGAATTTACAGCACCTTCAAAAAGTGAAGGAGTAATTTCATTACCTGCTTCATCTTCTTGATAAATCTTAATTTCTTTAGTGAGCGGGTCAGTTACCTGAACAACGAAATTGCCGTCAACAACTTCGTCAGAGTCCACAACCATGAAATATTCATACTTAGATTCGTCCTCAACTTCATCCCTGTTAAGCGGTAAAAAGGAATCACGAAGTTTTGCGGAAAACTGAGTAACAGTATCGTCAAAAACAATCTGTGGTTCAATTTCAGTTTTAGGAGCAGTGGTATAAATAGTTACGCTGTCACCTACAGTAGTGATGGATTCACCTTCTGCGTCAGGAACAAACAAATCTTTAATCTGAATTTTCAGACCTGGAATAGCATCTGCATTGAATTCATCACTAACGCCCCATTCACCGAGAATTTTCTTGGAAGAATTATCAGTTACACGATAGCAACCACAATTAACATGAGCAGAATCAGCATGGTCAAATGCGTCCTCTAAGTAGGTAATTTCAAGAGTATAAGAACCGTCAACCAATTCATATTCCTTATTATCATTTACCACCATAGTAATTTGGTCTTTCAACTGCAAACTACGTTCATTTGCCTGTGCGACAATCTTGTATTCACCTTGCTGAATGGTATTCCAAGCAATCTTATTACCGTCCTTTAAAGTAAAGGCTTCGTTTTCACCTTCGGTAAATACAGTAGAACCTTTAACAATCGCACCATTGCTCAAAGCTCTATCAGTTACAGAAATAATTTCAAAAACATTATCATATTTTAGTTTATCATAAGATTGACTATCACTTTTCTTAATAGCTTCATTATAAACTTCAAAATAATTTGCACCTGTACCAATCAATCCAAGTGCTCTAGTAGCACCAACATTGTTTACAGTACTTGCTGTTTTTACAAAACGGGCATATGCCCCTGGAACTCTATATGGCATATTGTTATACCTCCATTTCTTTTATTTTAACGGTCAATATTTTGTTCACCGTTATTTTGTATTTGTTTTCCTTCTTCTTTATAGAAAGTAATTGGGTCACTCTTACCTTCTTTACCCATATCAACACGCATAGACATATTGATATTAAATTCATCAGGGTCGAGCAAGTCAACGTCTTCAATCCATGTAGACCATGTATTGAATTTTAATTGGGTCACATAGATTTTATCTGAGTTGTATTCTATAGTTGTTTGACCCGAATAAGAAGCATCTTTAATGATAACCCCTTGATTTTGAATATAACGTCTTAAAGAAAACCTTAGAGCTTTGGCAAGTATATCTGTCAAAACTTCACTATCAAGAGGATTTTTACAACCAATATCAATTGTCAAAGAAAATTCATAAATTCCTTGATAACGATACGCTATAATTGAACCTGTGCGTGGGTCAATTACCTCTGAACACATATCTCCCAAACCACTTGTGACCATATTCCCTGAACCTGCGGTAATAATAATCGTAGGGAACTTCCGAAGTTCTTCGGGTTCTGCGTCATATATCGCACAATCAGTGAAATGTTCATCGCTAATTTGTTGTGGAAGTTTGTTTCTATAGTTTTTAGGATTATTTAAATATATCCTTAAAAACTGAATAAAAACATCTTTAGTGTGTTTAAGTGCATTTTCCATTAACATTTTTTTATAACACCCCTAAACATTTTTGGTCTTCCTAAAGATAAAATAGCTATTTACAATAGCTTTATTTTTTTATTCTGAAACATAAGAATTTTCTAGTTAGAGTTAAAACAATAACTTTTATTAAAAAAAACAAAAATCCCACGAGGACTTTTTTCCTCGTGGGACTAGGATTTATATTCAATTAAATCCGTCTTGCAATAGAATCGCCAATAGTATTATTTACATAATCTTCAACGATTTCTAAATAATCCATTGCACAATCTTCACTAACTTCAAATCCTTCAGCTTCAGTTTCAAATTCCATGCTGTTTGGATTACCTGCAATAAACTTATCTCCCTTATATACTGAAATATTATAACCTACATATGTGTCGCCGTCATCAGCATAAGCACCTAAAATAGCTTGCAATTCTACACCCTCATATTCAAAAGGATATACAAACTGACAATCAATATTACCATCAATACTATTATCATTTACAAAAATACCGTCTTCGTCAAAAAATGTCTCATTATCAATGGACGCAATTAATCTCTTTTTAATCAAATTCATATTATATTACTCACCTTTCGTTGTGTCATTAATATTTAAAACCTACATCTACAATATATACCAATAATATATAAATATCACAGTCTAGGATAAAGAGTTGTACGTTTCATTCCATAAATAGGGTCATTAGGGTCATATGGTTTTAAATTTAATTCTTGGTGGAACAAGAAACCGCCCGCTTGGTTAGTCATTGAATTAATAACCTGATATATTGTTCCCGTTGGAGAAATCAATACGTCACGGTTCATAATCTGTGTATCAGAAATCGTCCAAGCACCTGGGCTTTGATTTTGTACTAACATTTGGTTAGGTGTAAAATCCATAGAAGTCTGAGCGGGTTTCAGCCTTATATATAATTGGAAAGCGGGGTCATATCCACCGACATAACCTGTACCATAACAAATTGGACAATCAGGTGTTCCCGAACGTCCACGAATAGCGTCAAAGCACTGAGGGCAACGTTCACCTTGATATTTTCTTGTGTATAAATCGAACAATTGTCCTGTATTTTTAAGTACCCACAAACTACGCTCATTCATTTTCATAAACCAACGGTCTGTATTATGCACTTGGAAACAACGAGGCATAGACAACTGACCTTCTATATATGTACCTTCTGCCTCATATACAGTAGAAACCTTATACCAATTCTGTACATTTGGATTTCTTGATACGTCGTAATCTTCATACCGATTAGACGGTAAAGGTTCAGAATTCAATTTATAAAAAATACCGTTTTGGGATAATCCCTTATAAATATTATAACAAACTTTTGTAATTTTCTTATTTAGCACATTCTTATCAGGATTTTTCACTTCATTCCAAGTAATAATAATATGGCTATTATCTCTTGGATATGAAATATCAATATGTACAGGTGGCATAAGATTTTTTTGAAAAACTTCTATATTCAATTCTGCTTCACCTCAATCACAACCTAATCATGTCTTGCTTATTAAACACATTTGAATTCCCTGTTAACAATTCAGAAAAACCATGATAGTCGTCAACAGTTATCTTAGTTGTTTTCATTGGAGAATACGGAGAACGAATTTTAACAGTATATGTACCGTTTTTAATCGCAAAAGAATATTTGCCATCCTCGTCTGTTTTAATATAAGTATCAACGTTACCTTTGTCGTCCAAAACAATCATTTCCGCATTTTGTATAGGGGTTTTCTTATTATCTATTAATTGTCCAAAAACCATTTTGTAATCTGTGCCACAGAAAGATACCCAATCTTTAAATTTCTTATGTATCAACCCATTCACAGTTTTATAATATTGATATTTTAAACCTTTATCAATCTTAACATTTTTTTTGGAAATTTTTTTGTTATTAATAAAAATATCTATATCATACACGCCCGCTTCAATATAAGCTTTATATCTACCACCGTCGTCTGTATAACATATTTCATTTACAACATTTCCCATTGTAGATTTCTTCTCGTTAGCATGAATAAACTCTACTTTAACATTCCTATAAGTTTTATCTTTGTTTTGAAGTATTCCAACAACAGGCTTTACACCGTAGCGAATAAAATCTATCTCTGTAGCATTTTTATATTCTTTGTTGTTAGTATGTAATGTAACAACAAAATCTTCTTCATCTGTTACGTCAAAAAAACATTTGTGAGAATGAGTTGATACACGCCCAATCACGTCAAAATAACAATCAAAAACTATTTTCTTTCCTGCCACGGTATCACCTCACAACAACTGTATAGATCGGAAGAGCACA